AAAAAAATAATTAATAGATACTTATTAATAGTATACACGGGATTTGTTAATGTCAATAACTCAAGCAGACTTAACCAACTTGATAAACTCAATGGCATCTTCAGTGGCAGACTTCAAGTCTGCTGTTGATAATTTTAAATCGATTTCTCCTCCAACAAATCAAGGAAGTCCTAATCTGGATCCTAATCCAAGCTCACCACCTCCTCCACCACCGACACCGGCTGTCGACACAGCAGCAGCTGCTGAATTAGTTAATCAACAAGAACAAATGCAAGAATCAACTGAATCTTTTGTAGCAAATACAGGGACTATGTTGGATCAAATTGGAATGATTATGGCTCAAGTAGCTGGAGCTATGTCAACTGCATTGGATGGAATTAACAAGACAGATGAATCTTTAATGAGTATGACCAAAGCATCAATTGATTATTTAAATGAAATTCAAGGTTCTTTTGGTGGTATGTTTGGTGCACAAAAAAATGTAATTGCTTCAAACGTTAGAGATATTCAAGCTTCAAACATTCAACTTTATACTACTTACGGAAATCAATTAAGAGATGTAGATCGAAGTTTAACTGTCATGTTTGATGGCACAAGAAGATCTATTTTAGATGCAACTTTTGAATCAAGCGAAGAATTATCTAGATATCAAGCAGACTTTTTAGAAAGTTTTGCGGGGACTTATACAGATGCTTTAGGTAAACTTGAAGAGTCAGATACTCAAAGAGCCATGGCTATCGGTAAAGCTGAAGGTTTAACTGCAGAACAAACTACTAGAATGATGCAAAGACATTTTGCTAGAACAGGTGAAATGTCTGAAAAGCATGTTTTAGACATGGCTGCGTTTGCTCATGGGACAGCTGACAGTATTGGATTGAATGGTAAAGTATTACTTGAGCAAATGGTAGCTTTAGAAGATCAAACAAGAATATTTGCAAACGAAGGCCCTAAGGAGTTAGCAAAAATTTCTGCTGCGATGCAGAAATTAAATGTCGATGTTCAAGATGTAGGACAAACAATTAGCAAGTTTATGTCTTTTGAATCCGCTGTTTCTTCTATTTCTGATTTAACAACTGTTTTTGGTGTTCAAATGGATGCCATGGAAATGACAATGCTAGCTAACGAAGATAGGACAGAGTTCTTATCACGTATGAGAGAGAGTATACTTGATGCGGGAGTTGACATAGAAAATATGTCTCAAGCTCAAAAGAATCTAATTGCTGATTCTTTAAGTATGGATGTCGAAACAGTTGAGAACTTCTTAAGAACCGGTCAAGAAATGGGTCTGGATCAAATTCAAGCTGCTCAAGAAAAGGTTGATCCGGAAGCTGACTTTAATAATATTATCAACAATGCTGAAAGGGCTCAAAAGTCACTTCAACAAATGCAGAAAGAATCTGCTGAAGCTATGCAGGTTCAATTTGCAGAAGATTATGCTAGAATGGGAGTTGAATTTGAAGGAATAAAAACTTTGGCAATTGGAGCTTTTAACGAAATTACAGAAGGCGCTAGAACCGCTATGCATGAAGGTACAATATCAATCATGAGTAATTTCATGGACGCAGAATTACCTGAAAAACTTTCTTCAGCTTTAGAAGGCGCAGCTGATGCAATTGAAGCTTTTAGAGAATTAAGCCCAGAAGATACTCTGGCCGCTGGGAAAGGATTAGTTTCTGGAGTGGCAAGTGGATTTCAAGCTGAAGCTCCTCAAATGATTGATGTGATTACTAGTACACTAAATGACGGTTATCTTAACTCTGATTTAGCTTCTCGCTCTCCTTCTAAAGCCGCAATGAATGCTACTAGAGGATTTGACGCAGATGCTAATCCAGAACTAAAAAGTCGTATTGATGATGTTTTTGGAAGATTTGGAACTCATGCATCTTTAGCTATCATGAATGAAATTATGAGTGGTTTTCAAATTGACGAATCAGCTGCTACTACTTTTTCTGAAAAGCTAAGTCAAGCTACAGGGCAAGCGATGAAAGAAGTTGCAGGAAAATCTGTTGCTGATGTTGAAGTCGCAGGTAAAGAAATATCAATGTCAAGTGAAGGAATATTAGATATTTTAAAGACGCAAGTTTCAGATAATGATGAACAACATAAAGAAATAATTAAAAAACACGAAGAAACAATTACACATTTAAAAGCAATGATTGATACACTAATACCAATGAAAGATAAATTAACTCAAGAGGCACAGCCAATTGTTGTTAAGACTATTTTAGACGGCAGAGTATTGTTTGAATCAATGAAAAATGTTCGAACTGTTGGAGGACAATCAATGGTTGTTACAACTGACGGTGTTGCTGATTAGATTTAGATTAAATGAATTAATAATTTTAGAGGTTTTCAAACATGGAAAAAGAAATTTACAACTTAATAAAAGAATTAAAAATCGAAGTTAGCGAAGAAGAGTTAGAAAACTTAGAAAATTTTGTTAAAGATTTAAATGATTATCTTAAACCTTTGAACAGTTTGACAAAAAAGATAGCTGAAAATAAAGAAGCACAAGATCAATTAATAATATCTATTTACGATTATTTCAATCCTAGCGAGAATTAAATGAGCAACACTAGAAAAACCCTAAAAGATTTTTTAAACAGTATCGGCGAAGGAGGAGTAAATAGAATTGTCTATAGACATGACGATGTTGACGGTGTATTAAATAGAGGAGATGATTTAGGCATTGAACCTAACTTAAATAGAGAGTTATTAGATTTAGACGTAGAAGGATCCGGACTTTTAGGAGATTATTTAAGTTATATTGTTGAAGAGTCCTCTAATACTTTTAAATTAGATCCTGGCAATGAAAAAGCTGCTACTTCAAAAAGAGGTGATAGTTTGGCACTTGCAGAAGAACAAGGTGCTTCTAATGTTTATGTTAATCAATCATCTGAAGAATACCCTAACTTTACTTCTTACTCAAATAGTGGAAAACTTGAATCCGAAGAACCACTTCAAGACATTATTGATAAAACCGGACTAAGTTCAAACTCACACAATCTTCTGAGAGGAGTTCCAGGGAGAAATTTAGATAAGACTGGTAGAACAGATGCTAAAAGAAATATTGATATTGACAATAGCGTTCTTAAAGCCTCGAAAGGACTTTTAAAAAACAATAGATTTGCTAACGTTAAGAATAGTCAAGCATTTGCTGATAGAAACACTGATAATCAAGATTTTGATTCTGATTCGAATGAAGCAGGTACATTAACTTTGCAGGACATTTATTCTGTCTATAATAAAAATGCAAATAAAACTAGCTTTGACTCTTTGAAACAAATTGCATCTTCTTTGATATTGAAAGCATCAGGATTTGACAAAAGTTTGTCTCCTGAAAGAAGTGCTGAAATTGAAGATTTAGAGAAAGAAATATTTGAAGGTGAAGCTAGCAATAGTATTTTAAACGATTCTGGGTTTTTTGATACTTTTGTTAAGATTAATCAATCTAGATTTGCAAAAGGATTTCCCAGTGGCAGGTTTGGTCAGTCAGTTAGAAAAGATTCCGGGGAAACACTTCAAATAGATCCAGAAGCAAAAAATGCTAGATCGTACGGTGTGTTATTTAATCATGCAATGAAATTTGATAGTAATAACAATAAAATGTTAAGAATTCAAACTTCTTTAGTAATAGTTGCTTTGGTCAATGCAGTCAATGATTTGCTTTCAGTTTTTCAGCCAATTGTCGAATTCAAAAAAGAAAGCTTAGAACTCGACACAGGATCTCCTAAGGTTAAACAAAAGGATAACACTTACAGAGGACGAGGGCCGTATTTACTTGGAGAGCACTTAAAAAATTTAAATAATGACATTCATTTTTTAAAGAACTTAGTATTAGTTGACACAATATACCCTTATGACGAAGCTGTTAAAATGGGCGTTAAAGTACTTTTTGGTGAAGATAATCAAGACGCAAATAAGATTAAAGAATATTCACACATCGGACAAGCTCCGGGCTTTTGGTATAGTGTTGCTAGCTCTGTTTTAAAATCAGCAAGTAGAACATTTGAACAATTTGAAGATATATTTGCAAGTGATATTACAGCAGGATCTATTAGATCGATTGTAAGAATCATGGGAAATTCTTCAGTTCTTAAGTTTATGAACACATGTGCTACAATTGGTGATATTTTTCTTCAATCAACAGGAGGGCACAATAGTTTAGATGATTTAACTAATGTTAGGAGAGTTTTTGATGTTGACAGCTTTCCCGATAATCCTGCAACTCGTGTTATGAAGTCTAGAAGCAAAGGCGGAACAAATGAACTTTCTTTAGCATGGCGTCAAGGATCTGTTTCAAGCATGTATCTCTTGCCGAGTAATGTAATTAATGCTGTTGTTGATTTAAACACTTTAGTCATCGGACAGAATCCAGTAAATGGTATGTTAGGCTCAGGTCTTGTTAAAGAAACATATGTTGATGCTTTTGCAAACAGAAGCTACAATAGAATTCCCAATTACATTGTTAAGCAAATGGAAGATAAGCTAGATGCTGAATATGTTCCTTTTTACATACAAGATTTGAGAACAAATGAAATTATTGCTTTTCATGCATTTTTAACAAAGCTTTCAGACAGTATTACGCCCAGTTACGGATCCTCAACGGGCTACGGTCGAATGGATGCAGTTAAAACTTATCAAACGACAACTAGAAAAGTAGGAGTTACATTTCATTTAGTTGCAACTTCAAAAGAAGATTTTGATGAAATGTGGTTTAAAATTAACAAATTAACAACTTTGATGTACCCGCAATGGACACAAGGCACAATGGTTTCTAATGTAGCAGGAACAATTTTCGATGAAGATATTAATAGCACTTTTATTCAACCTTTTAGTCAAGTTTTAGGAGCAACGCCACTTGTAAGAATGAGAGTTGGAGATGTTATTAAGTCAAATTATTCTCGCTTTAATCTGTCAAGAATATTTGGCATTGGAGATTTAGGCGTCTCACCTGTTTCTAAAGATGAAGAAGGGTTTGGATCCACACCACTAAATGCTGTTAAAAATGCCAAAGGGATAGCTCAACAGATTCTTCTCAAGACAAGAGATGTAAAGGGATTTGAGTTTGCCGTAAGAGACGCTTTATTAATTTTATTTTATACACAATTTTCAGGAGGTTATGGATTGATTGATGCAGCTGAAGGTAAAGCTTACGGAGCTAGCCCACTAGCTAGAACTCCAATTGCAAGATTAGGTTTTCAGCTAGCAAGAAACGCAATATCAGGTAATTTAATTAACGGATTTGTTAACCCAAAAGGTGCATCACAGATATTAACACAGTTAGCTGATCCAAATGAAGATCAATCAACAGTAGCTGGAGGTATTGATGCATCAAAAGTAAGCCCAGGATTAGTTGGTAATGTTTTAAATAGCATTAGAGGTGACGCAGGCGGAGGGATCGGATATCCAGTCGGGTCTGTGCATTTTTTAAAGACAACAGCAGCACATGAATATCTGTGTAAGGATAATGGACATTCATACAGAATTGATAGAAGTTTAAGAGTTTTAATCAAGACAAAACCTAACAATAAAAATAAAGTTGAACTAACACACAAGCACGCAGATAAAAAAGATGCTGTGTTTAAAGGAAAGTCTAGAACAGATTTTGATAAATCTAGAAAAGCTTACGAAGTGTTAGTAATTGACATGGCAGCGCCTAAAGACTTATATCAAAAAACTTTATTTGCATACCATACAGATATTCTACCAAATCCTGCTCAAATTTTTAAAAATTCTAATGGATATACAGGATTAAAATTACCTGCAATTGCTTCGAGTCTTGGTGGAGTTTTTGCTGACGAAGGTTTTATCGCAAATCCAACAAAAGAATCTTTAAGACAATCTAATATTAATAGTGGTTTAGGTACAGAATTAACAGATATCATTAGAGCTGTATTTGCTTCGTCTGCAGCTGGGTTTATGGATCCTTCTAGAAACCCGATAACAAGAGCTTATGAAACAACAGCAGGAAGAGGATTAGCTGGTACTTTAGGAGGTTTAAGCTTTGATTGGCTTGAGGCAGGTAATGGAGGCTGGGAAACTGACTGGAATTCAAGAGCTCCCAAAGGCGTTACAATTTCTTTAGACTTAGATGTAATTCATGATTTACCCCCCGGGTTGGATCATTCTGGATTTAACAGAGCTCCTTTATATAATGTTGGTAGTATTATGAAACATGTAGCTGGTGATCCATATGAAGATAACGGAGAAGTATCAGAACACACTTTTAAAGTAGCAGGTAAAGAAGTGAATAGAAAGGTTAAAAAATAATGTCAATGTCAAGATACACTTTCGTAAAGAAAATTGGATCTTTACGATATGGAACAACAAGAAATAGTAAAAAAATATTTGATGCTGTGCTTTCAGGAAACTTGAGAGTAACAACTTTAATACTAGAAGAGGGGCAGCGACTAGATCACTTTGCTGGAGAGTTTTACGGTAATAGCAGTTTATGGTGGGTGATAGCAGCTGCGAGTGGAATTGGTTGGGGGTTACAAGTACCTCCTGGAACAGTTATTAGAATACCTTATGACATAGGACAAGTTTATCAGGTGATCACGTGAGTATGTCTAGCATTACGAATAGAGAAACTCGATCAAAGTTTGCTGAATTTATTCTAAATCAATTCAAGGGATATATTACGGGAATTGGAAAAGATAATGAACTTTTTCAAACTTCTCTAAAAAGCTTAGCAGATTCGAAGGAAATAACAAGCACAGCAAATGATAAACTAAAAGACACGACAAATTCAATTTATGTAAGTAAGCTTTTAGACACGGCAAACGGCGCGTATTTTATGAAAGACATTGTCGACGGCACTGCATTTCAAGTTGATCCTATTACTAAATTTTTTAGTTGGATTCCTAGTATTACTACAGGAGAAGAATCAGTTGCAGAAGAAAAAATTAGCAAAAGTTTGTTATTCCATTACGAAGGATCAGGTGGCACTCTAGGGTCTCTGATTGTTTCAGACATTAAAATGAGCGAGACAGCAACTTTACCTTCTGCTGGTGATGTTGTTTTGAAAAAAAGTGAAGACAAAAAAAACGAAGATGGCTCACCTGCTGCTTTTGCGATCGCCTCAACTGATCCTAGCAAATTCGATCAGTCTTTAGCTAACAAAAAGCCAGATTCGCCTTCTAAAGACAATCCTAGCTTGGGATCGATTGTTTTTAGAGATTCAATTCTTTCAATCGCGGGAAGAAATGGAGACGCTTTATCGCTTTTTTTTAACGCAATACCACCTATTGAAATGTCAAGATGTGCACCCTTTATTGATCTTAAAATATTCTACGGTAATCGCGAAAAATCTCTAGGCACAATGAATAACGTCTCTTATATGAGATTTATTAGAAGAGGAGAAGATAATAATTTTGTTTTAAATGATGGTGCTGGGATATCCACGGCAATGCCTGTTAGTATTGTTGGAGAAAGCAAGATAAGTGACATAGAAAACAGATATTATACTGGGATGGAAATATTTACAGCACCTGGGACTCTTTCTAATGCAAATATTAGAAATTCTTTTGTATCGACAGAAGATTCTTCTATTCGAGGAAGTCATATTTTAGAGCCAATTGCTCCTTTTTTGACGCTAGAAAGTCTTTCAGTATCAATTTCAGGTTTAGGTCAAGGATTATTTGCTAGTAAAAGAGCTAGTTTGAGTTTAATTCTTCACGATAGATCTAGACTTTCAGATGTTGCGCCTCTTGTTTCTACTGAGTCTTTTGGAAAAATTCAAATGTTAATAGAATACGGTTGGACGCATCCAGATGGAGGAATCAATAGCAAAAATCCGATTGGTCAATTTCTAGACTCACTTAGAGATGTAGGAGTATTTAATGTAGTATCTTCAAACTTTAGCTTTGGATCAGACAATACTGTCAAAATAACAGTTGAATTAGCAGCATTAGGAGGCAAAGAATCTGTTTCGATACCTGCTGCATCCGGTCCCTATGTACCGATCAAACTTTTCAAAGGAAGGCTGGAAGAAGTTTTAGAAAGTAGGATTGGTAAAGATTATACTAACCTTCCTGATGATGCTGACTTGGGACAACTCAGTGAAGTGAGACCGACTTTAGAAATTATTGATGACGCAAGAGGAGATGCTGTTGTTTCAATTGAAACAATGCAGAATTTCCTAGGTACTTTAAATTCATCTGTAGATGGACAGATATCTGACAACGATTTGATTCCAATTTTAGAATCAATTGGGACACAGTTAGATTCAGCTACACAAAAGGATTTACTAGTAAAAGCTTTTTCTTCTAAATTTTCAAAATTAGAAACATTAGCAGGCCCTAACGATCCTTATCTGAGAGATACTCAGTTGATTGATGCTGTGCCTGAAGCAAATTCAGTATCTATTAGTTTAGGAGCTATTTTTGATCTATTCATAGGGTACTCGCTAGTTTCTTCCGGAAGATTTGATGAAGTTCAAATGATGTATTATCCAATTAATCATCAAGCAGCCGGAGCAAGAATCCACACGACTGCTAGCATGCCGATAGATATTGATAAATTAAAGCAAGTTTTATTTGAGAAAGAATCAACGAAGACATTAACAATTGCTTCTTTTTTAGGTGTAATAGAAAGAGAAATAATAAAAGATAATTCTTTAACGGTTTATGGCCTGAGTGAATCAGCTGAATTTCAAAAAATGACGGCATCAAAATCTATTGATGAGTATAAGGAAGAAGCAGAAAGACAGTTAAAAGAAGAAGGAACGTCACCAACTGAAGAAAACATTCAGATTAGATCTCAAAAGATTAGAAAAGGAGCTATAGATGCTTCTAATTCTGCTTTTACTGAACAGTTAAAAAGGGTTTATCAAGAAACAGCAGGACCTCCTTCGAAATTACAATTTACTCCTCCAAATCTTTCAATGTTTATCGAAACACTTCCTGTGATTAATCAAAATGAAACGACAGAAGAAGTTGAGCAAGTAATTTGCAGAGTGCACATATATGACGAAGAAGCAATACTAAGCCCGACTGAAAAAGTGCTTCAAGATTTAATCACAAGCAAAGATTTAAATCTTTACATAAACTCTCCCAGACCTTTTGATGCAGATGATGAAAGACAAGCAAATTTATTGGGAGGAGATTATGTTGTAGATTCATCTAAGAGTGAAGAAGGAATTGTAGTTAAAAGAAGAAAAGCAACAAATGCACAGATAAAAGAAAAAATTAAAAGTGTATATCCAAGTATAACTTACGGAAGTTCAACCGGAACAATAAAAAGTTTGTCAGTTAGTTCAAATACATCTGGAGGCGTTGCTAATGTTTTGCTTTTAAATTCTTTAAAGCAGACAGCTACTTCCAATGCAAATGGTAATGAAATAGAAGATTATAAAGATGTAAAATTAGTACCTTCTAGTGTAAATTTAACATGTGAAGGAATACCATTACTTCAAAGAGCCAGCAATGTCTATATTGATTTTGATACCGGAACGACTCTAGACAATGTCTATACATGCGTTTCTGTGACACACAATATCTCTGCGGGTAAATTTGAAACTACAGCGACGCTTTCTTATACCGGTCAAGGTGCGATAGAGCCTTTCAGAGACAAAATAACTGCTGTAAAAGAATACATTGTACAAAACCCTAATCCCGATCCTAACGTTTAACGAGTAAAAATGAAAATAAAAATAGGTAAAGAATATTCAGGTCTTAGAAAGTCTTTTGAGTATGAAATAAATGAAATTAATAATTCTGTAATATCATATGATCACATACTCGAGCTGAATAACTTAACTCAAAAAAAATTAAATATTATTTGTAAAAATCTTCTAAATGAGTTATCTATTAATTCAGAAGAAGTTATATGGAATCGAATACTAAATAAAAATATTATAGAAACAAGAAAAAAAGAAATTATTAATAATCTTAAAAATATAAACTCTGAAGATATTAAATATTTGAATATATTCAGTAGTAGAATTAATCTAATTAATTCTTTAAGAAATAATATAATAGATAATAAAATAATCGAAGTACCTGAGTACAAACTAAATGGAACAGTTACTGGAAGAATGACAATAAAGTCAGGATTGAATTACCTTACAATGAAAGCTGAGGATAAAAATAAGTTTCAGTCTCAGTTTAAAGATGGGAAAATATTAGAAATTGACTTAAAGTCACTAGAACCTTTTCTTTATTTTAAAATTATCAAAGGTAAAGATTACGATGATGTTTATAACAATTTAAATGAAGATCTATTTAATAACAAACTTGAAAGAAAAAAATGTAAGTTAGCAATCATATCAGCTCTCTATGGAGCTTCTATCAATAAAATATCAAAAGTTTCAGGAATGAATTATGACGAGGCTAAATCATTAAAAGAATTTCTAGAATATGAATCAGTACAAGAAAAATTGCAAAGTGAATTTAATGACAAAGGTTTCTTCAGAAATTATTACGGAAGAAAAATTTTTAAAAGTAATGCTTTTGTGAATCATTATATTCAATCAACTGCAGCAGATTATTGCTTTTATATTTATAACAATCTGATTCAATCATTAGACTCAAAATATTTTCGTCCAATTGCTACTATTCATGATGCATTAATAATTGATTGTCATCCAGCACATGCTCAGAACATTTTAAATAGAAAATATCTGTCTGAAGACATAATTAATTCTAAACCACAGATAAGTGTCAAGATTTTAAATGAAAAAAAGAATTAAAGAAAATAGAACAACACTGGGTAATGGGATGATTGGCGGAGGCCCTTCATCGCAACAGCCTCACCAAATTTACACAACTGGTTACTCAGGTTCTCCAAGAAGATCTGCTGATGATCAGTTTTCTAGTAATTTAAAACAGACAGTTCCTGTGGATTATTACGAAGAAGACGAAAACACAGAAGATTTATTAATTAGTGAAGATGAGTATTCTGAAGACGAAGACATGTCTGAATTTTCAGGTGCAGGAGCAATTGCAGGTTATACCGGTCCACTTGCTTCTCCAAAAAATCCTAAAAAATTTTATAATGATATGAACATTTATAATGAGAGTTTTGTTTTAGATAGAAAGACTTTAAGAAAATTAATAATTGAAGAAATAAATAAAATTAATTTTGAAAACAAATAAAACTCTTGTTATTATTTAATTGCAAATCACGCCAATAAACATTGTAATTTGCACATTAAACATTAAATAATAATAGGAGATAAAAATGGGTATCGATTTTGATGCAATTAAGAGAAAACTAGAACGCTTAAGCGGTAATACTAAAAGTAGAAATACAAACTGGAAACCAACAGAGGGTGAAGAACATACTGTTCGTTTGATTTCATTCCCAGATAATGATGGGCAACCTTTTAAAGAACTTCAATTCTATTACAATATTCCTGGTCAGCGTGGTCTACTTGCACCATTTCAATTTGGGCAAAAAGACCCAGTTCAAGAATTAATTGGAAAACTACGAGAAGATGGCAGCAAAGAAAGTTATGAACTTTGTAAAAAGCTATACCCAAGCATGAGAGTTTATGCAGCTGTAATTGTCCGTGGTGAAGAAGACAAAGGTGTACAAATCTGGGGCTTTGGTAAAACAGTTTATCAGAAACTGCTTGGAATGATGGTCGACGAAGATTACGGTGATATTACTGATCCCGTTGACGGTCGAGATATCAAAGTGATTTGCTCTAAGCAACCAGGACAACAGTGGGCTAAAACTGAGGTTCTTCCTCGAGGTAAAAGTACTGCATTGTCATCTGATAAGAAACAAATCAAAGAATGGTTGAATAACATTCCTGATGTTTCAGCTATGTTTACTTCTAAAACTTACGAAGAACTTTCTGATATCGTCAATAACTGGTTGAACGGTGATGATGGTGAAGAAAGTGAAGGAACTGAGTGGGGAACAGGAAGTACTAACAAAACTTCTAGTAACACTGATAGTAATTCTAGTGATTCTTATGATAACATTGATGATGCGTTTGCAGATTTGATGTAAAATATCATTTGAATTTCCGTCTGATGCCGGTCTTTTGACCGGCATTTTTATTTTCTTTCTCATGTTTAAAAAAATAAAATATTTTCATATTAAAAGAATAGTTATATAAGAAATGTATCTAACTGAAGAGTGCGACATGAATAATGAAGATATAATTCTTTTTGAAATTAAAAGTTTAATTAGACAGACAAATACTAACTTGAAAATTTCACAAAAAGTTTTGAATGAAAATGCTGAAAATTTAAAAAATCAAAATCAAGATGTGATATCAGGCTTAAGTCAAGAAGATATAGAAGCTCTAGAAAGTTCTGGAGGTCTAGGTAAAGCTTTTGTTAAAGGCGCTAAACGAGGAATAAAACAAGCCGGATTAGGTGTAGCAATTGGTTTGGGTATTGGTAGTTTAGTAAAAAAAATTCCTGGACTCGGTGATTTTATTGCTTTGGGCGCGTTAACTGTGTCTTTAGGCCAGCTGATAGATGCAACAATGCAAATGACCGATTATCTGATTAAAAAGTCAGATTTAGAGTTGGAAGGTTTTCAATCTTTGATGGGTGAATATTCATTTTTTGAATTAAGTGTAAGAGATTTGAATAAGATAGCTGAGTATTTTGAAAATAATCCTATAGAAGAAAAAGAATTAGAAGTAGTGCAAGATATGTGGTTAAGTGTTTTAGAACTTATGAAATCATGTGTACTCAATCTTATGCTTTCTACTAAATCATCAATAATCGCTGCAGCTTTAGCAGCAGGAACTGCTATATCGGGACCGGGCGGAGTACTTACAGCTGGAGGAGCTGCGACGGTTTTGTACACAACAATTCTTACTTTAGAAATATTACCGGTTGAAAGATTGGTCAAAGAAGGGCTTTACGAAGTTGCTAAAGCGCTTAAGTCTGCTAGAGAAAGTGTTGGAAATGAAACTTTTGAAGAAGTTCTAGAATTTATGTCTTCTGCTATGGGAGCTGTTCCTTTAATTGGTTTTTTAATGTCTTCAGAAAAACTTGACGCAATTAGAAGAATTGATGGTGCAATACTTGGACCTAGGGATGCAAGAGGAATTCTTCTTTCCGCAGTAAGCTCCGGAGCTCGAGGCGCCAAATACGCAGCAATAATGCAAAAAGCTAGAGAAAAAGCAATAGAAAAAGCAATAGAGAGAGCCGGTTATAAAACAGTTGCTTCTGCAGGATCAATTGCAGGAGCCAAAGCGGGAGCCGCAGCTACAGGAGGTTATATAGGGCCTTCACATCAACTACCCAGCAATCAGACAATTTATTTAGAACCGGTACCCGGACAACCAAATGTCTTTAGAGAAAACAAAGTTTATAAAATAGAAAGATTATCAAAGTTAGCGGGTATTGAAGAATAAAAATATTTCACAAAACAAAGTTAAGAATTTAAGCCGATCAATGATCGGCTTTTTTTGTAAATTAAATCTAATTCTAATTAGAATTCATTGACAAACGGGAGTTAATATGCCAAAAAAAAAGAAAGAAGTAATAGAAAACAATGATGATTTCACTTCAGATTTGATTAAGTCTCTCAACAAAGAGCAAGGATCTAGAGTAGCTTATAATTTAGCTGAAGATGAAAGTCCTACTCATGTTAAAAGATGGGTTAGTACTGGAAGCCAATTGTTGGATTATATCTGCGCGAATAAGAGAAACGGCGGGTTTCCTGAAGGACGTATTGTAGAAATATTTGGTCCTCCATCAATTGGTAAATCGCACATAGCTACTCAGATAGCTCGTAGTACACAGAAGATGGGTGGTATTGTAGTTTATATAGATACAGAAAACGCAACATCTGTTGATAATCTGGGTTCACTTGGCGTTGATGTTTCAAAGCGTTTTGTTTATGTTGATACACATTGCACTGAAGAGGTTTTAGATATTGCAGAAAAAACAATTTTAAAAGCTAAAGCCTTGAATAAGGATGTACCAATTACAATTATTTGGGATAGCGTTGCTGCATCATCACCAAAAGCAGAATTGTTAGGAGATTATGATAAAGATTCAATAGGACTTCAAGCACGTGCTATTTCTAAAGGTATGAGAAAGATTACAGGTTTAATTGGTCAGACAAATTCATTATTTGTTATTCTAAATCAGATTAGAACAAAAATTGGTGTGATGTATGGAGACCCTGATACTACACCTGGTGGCAAGGCTATTCCTTTTCATAGTTCTATTCGTATTAAGTTAGGCGCTGGTTCACCGATTAAAGATGGTGATGATGTAATCGGTATGCATGGCTGGGCAAAAACGGTCAAGAATAAAGTTGCACCTCCTTTTAGAAAAGTAGATTTTCAAATTCACTTTGGAAAGGGTATTGTTGAGCATGAAGAAATATTTGATATTTTAAGAAAACATGGCGAAGAAGAAATTGATGGACAAATAATATCAGTCTCAGGAGCTGGTGGTTGGAAAGAATTAAATGTTGTTGACAAGGAAACAGGAGAACTTATTATTGAAAAGAAATTTAGAAAAAATGACTTCCATGAAATAATAAGTGATTTAGAGTACGGAGAATATATTGCAAAGCTTCTTGATAAGACAATGACAAAAGTTATGAAAAGCACAGATTCAATTGATATAAATCCTGAGTCTTATGAAGAAATGAAAGCTTTGTCTGATCATTTAGCAATTGAAGATTTTAATCCTGAGGATTAATCGATGAAGAAAGTTTTGATTGTTGACGCTTATAACCTCTTTATAAGACACTATGTTGCACATCCTGCTATGTCAAATAATGGTGAGCAGATAGGCGGTGTAGTAGGTTTCTTTTATTCAGTTTCAAATCTTACAGAAAGATTTAGACCTGATGAAGTTGTCATAGTTTGGGAAGGCGGTGGGTCAAATAAGAAAAGAGGGATATACTCTGACTACAAGAAAAGTGTAAAGCCTCAAAAACTAAACAGGTACTATGATGATATTCCTGATACAACAAATAATCGAAACTTTCAAATTAAATTATTGATAAATTTATTTAAAAATGTACCCGTAAAGCAAGTTTATGTTTCTGAATGTGAAGCAGATGATGCTATCGGTTTTATGTGTAGATATCTTAGAAAAGATGATATCAAATTAATTCTTTCATCAGACCATGATTATTATCAACTCATTAATGAAAGAACTAAAATTTGGTCTCCTACTCTAAAGGCTTTAGTGGATGATAAAAAGGTTATTGACAGATACAACATTCATCCACTGAATTATTGTCTTGCTAAGTCTATTGTAGGAGACAAATCAGATAATATTGCAGGAGTCAAAGGTGCTGGGTTTAAGACTCTTGCTAATAATTTTGAAAAGTTTATTCTCCCTGAAGATTATTACTTAGAAGATTTCTTTGAAGACAACAAACTAAAAAGTGAGTCAAGTACAAAGAAATTATTTCAAAACATATTGAAAAGCGAAACGCTCATTCAAAGAAACTGGAGATTAACCTACTTGGATGTACAAAATGTATCCCATGATCAAGTAGAGAAGATAAAATATTCTTTGGAAAATAATGAATTAAGTTTTGACAAAATGAGTACGCTTAAGTTATTATTAAACCACGGCATTAACAATTTGAATATTGATAGAGCTTTTATAAACTTTAAACTTTTGAGGAATTAATGAATAGTTTTCAAAAAACTAGCTACTTTAGTCATTACGGAAAAGAATTTCAAGAGAAGATATTTCAATCTTTGCTGTCAGATCATAACTGGTCAGCTCAAATGATAGAAGTAATGACGCCTGAGTACTTTGATGTTCGTTATTTAAAATATCTTTGTACTCGTTTTTTTGAGTTTTACTCAAAGTATAAAAACTTTCCAACCATGCAGCTCTTAATAACAATCATCAGAGACGATTTAAAGGAAGGAAATGATGGTATATTAAGAGATCAAATTATTGATTACTTACATCGCATGAAAGCATCTCCTAATATTGGAGATTTGGATTTTGTTAAAGAGAAATCATTAGATTTTTGCAAAAAGCAAGCACTTAAGCAAGCATTAGAAGAAGCTGTTAAGATGATTGCAGCAGAAAATTACGATTCTGTCGTTGGATTGATGAAAGATGCTCTTGCAAAGGGTGAACCGCATACTGTTGGACATAACTTCTTTGAAGATTACGAGGCTCGATTTGCTCTTATTAATAGAATTACCTGCCCAACGGGATTAGGTCCGATTGATGGACAGGATATCTTAAACGGTGGATTAGGAAAGGGAGAAATTGGAGTAGTAGTTGCCCCCACAGGTGTTGGTAAATCTCATTTTTTGGTGCACGTAGGATGTGAAGCTCTTAAAAGAGGGAAAAATGTTATACACTATACATTTGAATTGTCAGAAACTCAAGTAGGTATCAGATATGATAGTCATTTATGCGGGATAAATTCTTCAGAGATTAGAGAAAATAAAGAAAAAGTTTTAGAAAAATACGAAAATTCTGAATTTGGAAGACTAATTATTAAAGAGTATCCGACAGGTACCGCATCAGTTATGACAATACGAAATCACTTGGAAAAGTTGTCTATGAGAGATTTTAAACCCTCGTTAATTGTAATCGACTATGCAGATATTATGCGTTCAAGCCGAAAATTTGATTCACTTCGACATGAACTAAAATTAATTTATGAAGAGTTACGTAATTTAGCGATGGAAATGAGTATCCCTATATGGACTGCATCACAAGCCAACAGAGAATCTGCTAAATCTGATATTGTGGGACTTGAAAATATGTCTGAAGCTTATGGTAAAGCACAAGTAGCTGATGTAGTTTTAAGTTTATCAAGAAAACCAACAGAAAAAGCTTCTGGTTATGGAAGACTTTTTGTTGCTAAGAACAGAGCAGGTAAAGATGGCATACTTTTCCCAGTTCAGATAAATACAGCGATGTCCAAGTTAACAATATTGGAAAATGCTGGAGAAATGACTCTTGAAGACGCTGTTAATGCTCAAAATCAAAATTTAAAGCAGTTGTTGAAACAAAAATGGAAAGAAATACGAGACGAAGAATAGTCTTAGTATAAATTTTTGCTAAACAAATTATAGTTACAAAATTCAAAAGAGGGAATAATGTACAAGTATGAAGAAGTTTTTAACAGTTCATTAGAATATTTTGGTGGCGATGAATTAGCAACATCAGTATTCGCAGGAAAATATGCTCTTCAAGATGCAGAAGGAAATTATCTAGAATTAACTCCAGATGATATGCACAAAAGACTAGCAAAAGAATTTGCCCGTATTGAACAAAAATACGAAAACCCAATGGATTGGAGAGAAATTTATGGTTTATTTCAGGGATTTCGTTTTGTAGTTCCTCAAGGTTCTCCTATGAGTGGTATTGGTAATAATGCCAAGATTCAATCACTATCAAATTGCTTTGTTATTGAAGCTCCTGCTGACTCATATGCTGGTATTCTAAAGACTGATCAAGAGCAAGTTCAGATTATGAAGCGTCGCGGCGGTGTTGGTTTTGATGTTTCAACAATTCGTCCAAAGGGAATGTTTACATCAAATGCTGCAAAGACAACTGACGGGATTGAAGTATTCTTGGATCGATTCTCTAATAGCTGTCGAGAGGTTGCTCAAGGCGGCCGACGTGGTGCATTAATGCTTTCAATCTCTGTTCACCACCCGCAAGTAATGGATTTCATTAAGATTAAAAGAGACTTGACTCGCGTAACTGGTGCTAATATTTCTGTTCGTGTAACTGATGAGTTTATGAATGCTGTGAAGCACGGTGATAGTTATCAACTTCGCTGGCCTGTCGACTCATCTGACCCAGAAGTAAAGTTTCTTATGAGTGCCAATGCAGTTTGGGATGCTCTTATTGAAGGTGCACACGCATCTGCAGAACCAGGTGTATTGTTTTGGGATACTGCAACTAGAATGACTCCTTCTGACGCATATACTCATAAAGGTTTTGGTAGTGTGTCAACTAATCCTTGCGGTGAAATTATCTTGTCACCTTATGACTCATGTCGATTGATGCTTGTTAATTTAACATCTTTTGTTGAAAATCCATGGACACCTAGTGCTCAATTTGACTACGGAAAATTTCGTTTAGTTGCAAAGAAAGCACAACGTCTAATGGACGATATGATTGATTTGGAAATTGAGCAAGTCGATAAGATTCTTGATAAGATTGATAATGATCCTGAGTCTGATGAAGTTAAGTACTACGAGCGCAGTTTGTGGCACAATATTCGTCAAGCTGCACTCAATGGTCGACGAACTGGTTTGGGTATTACTGGATTAGGTGACGCACTTGCTATGTTAGGACAAAGATATGGTTCTGATGATTCTATCCGAACAACTGAAGAGATCTACAAGTGGTTGTCTTTGGCTTCATATGAAGAGTCAATTCAGTTAGCTAAGGAGCGTGGTGCTTTTCCAATTTGGGATTTAGATACAGAAAGAAATCATCTATTTATTAGTCGTGTTTTGAGTGAGTTGATGCCTGAAGTTATCGAAGATTACAAGAAATACGGAAGACGAAATATTGCTAACACAACAACTGCACCTGCAGGTTCTGTTTCTTGTTTGACACAGACTACATCAGGTATTGAGCCTGCATTTATGCTTTATTACAAGCGTCGTAAGAAAGTTCAAAATGGTGAAGAAGTAATGTTTGTAGATGATCTTGGAGATGAATGGACTGAATTTAATGTTTATCATCATAAATTTAAAGAATGGATGGATTCAACTGATCCTGACTGTGATTGGGAAGCAGATGATTTAAGTATTGCAGTTTCTCATAGTCCGTATTCTGGAGCAACAGCAAATGAGATTGATTGGAGAGCAAAGGTAAAACTACAATCAGTTGCTCAAAAGTGGATCTGTCATGCCATTAGTAATACTACAAATTTACCTGCTGATATTGACGTGGAAACTGTTAAAGATATCTACATGATGGGTTGGGAACTTGGATGCAAAGGTGTAACTGTTTATCGAGATGGTTCTCGTTCTGGTGTTCTTATTTCTGCTGATGAAAAGAAAGAAGAAACAACATTTGCAGAAAGACATGCTCCAAAAAGACCTGAGATTTTAGAATGTGATATTCATCACACCTCTGTAAGAGGTCAGAAGTGGATCGTTCTTGTGGGTCTTCTTAATGGAAAACCTTACGAGGTCATTGGTGGAGAA